ACCCGGAACACCTCCGCCAAATACTGCAGTACCCGCACCAGCAAGTGCACCTGATACAATACCGCCTTTAATTGCATCTCCGATTTTCTGACCAGAGGCAATGTTAACTAACGTACTTCCTGCTACGGTGTTAATTATGTTTGAAGAGACTGCGCTTGTAACACCTGTAAGACTACCGGCAGATCCTGCAAGATTTAAGCCTGCGGGGCCCATAAAATATACGGCCGCAAAAGTAAGCGCTATTTTACCAATAGTGCTACTTGCAATACTTTTTACAACGCTTCCAATACCTTTTACAACACCTGAAATAGCTTTTCCTACACCTTTAAATACGTTCTTTATAAACTTAAAGAAGAACTCAGGTAGACCTGTATCAGGGTTAATAGTACCTGAACCTCCTCTTTCACGAAGCATTCTTGCTTCTTGAGGGGTAATATGTGCCAACATGGTGTCACCACCACGGCCCATGGCAGCAATGTCTTTTGCAATGGTTTTAATGTTTACAATACCACCATCTGCAAAAGTAGGAACAGCAGGAGCAGGCTCTTCTATGTTTAAAGCCAATTGGTCAATTGCAATGTTAAAGGCCGCAAAATAAGAAGCGTCAAATTCCTCCGGAAGAATTTCTGCAGGTACGCCATCTGCAATCAATTCCGCTCTATCTTTTTTATAATTGGATGGATTAGCTAAAATATTGTCCACCATTAGTTGAAGGGCTTGAACTACGTCTGATGGAAGATCAATTTGAGCTAGTTGACGAATAAACCCATCCACTAATTGTGGGTCAGCTTCGGCCATCCCGCCAAGAATGTCTCGTTTAAACTGCTGAGGATTTGCTCTAGCGTAACCCTCTATAGCCGGGTTATAGCTTTCCTGGTCCAATGACCCCTGTTGTGTGTCCTGCCCTTCGGGCAAGGACATAATTCCCTGCATCGCATCTGCCATGGTTTAACCTTTCGAATTCGTGTTTAGGACCTCACAGGGTCGCGCATCGAATTAAGATGCGAAGATGTTGTAATTATGGACTAATTCACTAGCTTCTGTCTATAAGCAATGCAGAAACAGTAACATTTAAATCAGCCGCAGAAGTAGTAATTTTTAAAAGATCAGAGGCCTCTAATATAAGAGGCCCTGCTATTTTTCCTGCTAATAAATCAATATAGGTAAGTGTAGCCACCGTTGCTGTAGGAGAAACTACTACTGTCCCTACCCCTAAAGGAGAAAAGGAACAGCTTACTGTAATACCGCCTCCGGAAGGATTAGCTAGAATAATAGACTTTATAATAGCCGTAGTTGCGGGAGGTACTGTTAGGACAGTAGTAGTAGCCGCTCCGGTTGAAACTAGCGTAAATCGTTTATATGAATTTGCCATTAATTTCCAAAGAACCAAGACATTGCCTGGTCCTTATCCTCCGTTACATTAGGGGTATAATTTGAATTTAACTGCACCACAATCTGTTCCAAAGAACGGATTAACTGGTTAAACTGCTCTGGACTATACTGTTGAGTAGCCGCATTGGGTAAACGGACGTTATTGATTTTACTCATCGTAATCCATCCGGTTGAATATCAACACGCATCGTACCAAATCTCCACGCCCCATCTACGGTCTCATTTTCAATGCTTAATGCAATCTGTCTTCCGCGTGCGCGCGTGTCTACTTTTTGAGTAGTCGGAGACACGATATAAGGGTCTAGTGAGCTGGGACTTGCTGTAGACGAAGGAAAGGCACGCAGCAATACCCGTACAGTCAAATCCCCTACCTGGTTCTTAAAGTCAGGGATAAATCGTTTCATGAACACCATGTTATCCCCATCTCCAATGTCAAAATAACCAGAACGAATGTAAGACAGGATCGCAAGTCCGTCCGCATCGTTATAGCCACTCTCCTGTAGATATACTAAACTACGTCCCGGACTAAGGCCATTAATCGTGGAAATAGATGCCTGTGTACCATCTTGTAAATAATCAGTGGCTAAGGGCCTGGAATAAGTTCCAATGTCTACCCATGCAGTACGTGACAATGTACCTGTACTCCATACATTTTCAAGGTAATTGTAAGACACATATCGGTCAATATAGTCAGAAGTAAAAGAGCAATACCACCAAGTAACTTCGTTAAATTGAGAGTTAATACCTACATGTACTTTTTGGGCCTGAACAATGTTTAAGTCTTTAAATACATAGTCTTGTACAGTACATGCTAATTTTTTGACAGAACCGTCAAACATGTAAAATGCCTCTGTTCCCATCCACATAGCAACCCCGTTGACGTCCGCAGACGCATGAGGGCCTATACATCCACAATTAGCACCTAGTTGGGAAAATCCAAAGGTGTATGGAGGTCCGATATATTGCATTCCATGCAATGAAGTATCGGTAAATATTAATATTTGTCCACGGGATCTGACCGCTGTAACGATACGACTTCCGTCTGTTAAACGTTGTCCACCTGCCGTATTGGTAGCAGAAGGGGTAAATGTATTAATGTCCTCTTGGTTAGAAAACCGTACAAACATAGGATCTTGGGAGGTCACATCTCCAATTATATTTTCTGTTCCAAAACAGATTAAATGACGATCGGGTGTGGACACCAAAGCGTATTTACTGTTAGTAGGTGCTCCTGATACCTGAAAGGCCCTGACAGATGGACCAGTGCTTACTTCCCACACATATGTCCCTCCGTTTACAAGTTGGCAAATAACATTTTCACCGAAGTTATCAAATTGCCACACCCTAGAGAAAAGTGCTGTTCCTATTCCTGCTCCGGCTGGTCTAGGGGTTCCCCAAGTAGAAAAACCCCAAGAATCTGTTCCCCATCCATAATCAAAATAGCTTACATCAGAGCCCGTATTAATTTGGTAAGTAGCCGTAGCAGTACCTGCTGCAGCGGCATTAGAAGAAGCAGCTACGGGAGATAATATAGTGTATTGGCTAGAGTTAGGGACAGTAAGGACTTCAAATTCCCCTGTTAATGAGGCATTTGGTATTCCACCTGGATTTCCTGTAACTGCAGAGAAAGTAACAAAATCTCCTACTGTTGCGCCATGCCCTGCAGCATTAACAGTAACGCCAAAGTTACCAATTTGTGTTGTAAAAGTTGCAGATCCTGTAGCACGAATAGGAGTAATATCGAACCAGTCCCCTCCACTAAAAACGTATAATTTTTTATTAGTACCTGCCATGGCATAGGGAACGCCGTCCAGGCTATTCCAGGTAAATACTTCACTTGTCATCCCGATAAGGTATGTTGGCCCATTATTAAAATAGTTCCAACCGCCTATCTTTTCAGGAAGGCCATATCTAAAGCGAATAAAGTCACCGTCTACCCAACCCCCCTCGGCGCCGTATTCGGTGTTTTGTTTATCAATCCCAGGAGTTAATGCAAGTCTTAATAGCGCCACGGGGTACCCTTATCTTTGTTTTTTTACATAGAACAGACTACGCTCACCGAATAAGTAGAATCCAATGACAGAAGCAAAGTTAGATACTTGCTCGTTAACTTCACCGTCACCAATAACTGCAAGGTAAGCCCATGTCGATAGCACGATTATACCAATTAAAGGACGCATTAAGCGAATAATTGCCTCAACCCAAGGATAACTAGCATTACCACCGCCAGCTTCGTTCATGGTCTTGAAGAACTCTAAGTCAATCTCTTTCATCTTTGCATACTGCTCGATGGTCGCAGGTTTAAATTGGTCTGGCGCAATAAAACGATTGATAAGGGATTTGCCTAAGTCTACTGCTACTGGGCCTAAAGCCGCTAGGATTGTAATCGGGTCCATTAGAAACTCTTTCCTTCTTGAAAGTCATGTAAGGTTAATCCACCAGTATATTGGCAATGAGCTAATTCTTTAAACTTTACCCAACGTCCAGCCCACTCAAGTCCTACGCTTTCGGCAATCTCACCACATTTTGTAAACAACGCAGTATCCGCCCACATAGCTTTACCATTAACGATTGGTACAAAATCAAAGGCTACGCGCCAGTTGTGGAAGGATTGACCACCTTTAGCATTAGTTACTTTTTTGCCTGGAGCTGAACGGCCTTGTGCGTATAACGCATTTTGTGACTCCGCATCTCTGTAAGTTGACGTAATTAGCACATCAATATTGTGTTTGGCGCAAGAAGCAATGAACTGCTCGCATAGCGTTTTGACTTTAGGATGTAAGTCTTCTAGTTTACGTGAGTTAATCATTTGTTTTTCCTAATCCACCAAACTTCGTTAGCTAGTGTTTTTACATCTTCTTTTGCGTATCCTAAAGACTCAAGGGTTTCGTAAACTTCTTTTTGTATTGCAAGGGAATACCAATCATGCCCACACAAAATACCACCATCTTTTACTTTCGGGTGCCACGCAAGGACGTCATTTGTAACTTGCCCAAATACTACATAGGCATCTAAGAACACTACATCAATACTTTTATCTTCTGTCTGTAATGCAGCTTCGTTAGAATCTATAACCCATAAGCGTAGTTTATCTTTATGTTCACTATGATTAATTCTATCAATGGCAACAGATTTGTTGTACTCATTTAACTTTGCAGATACTTTATACCTTGAAGTTAGTGTTTCTGTGTATTCTAAATAAGAGTCAATGCCTACTATTTCTGTAATATTAGGACAAGCTTTAACTAACTCTACCATATTGGTAGCCCTACAAACCCCTATTTCGTAAAACGTAACATTTTTATTTTCATTTAGTATTAGGGGTGTTAGCTCAATATTAGCACTCATTATCTATACTCTATATTTATGTCAGCAGGCCAGATAATATTTGATGGAAATCCTTCTTGAGAAGTTATATCTCTGAGTGACTGTCTGTACTCACGCCATAATTCTTTTTCCGTTTCTGTTAAATCTACGTCATTAAGTTGTGTCCAGTCTGAATTTAATAACGCTAAATTTCTTCTGCTTGTAGCTTCTAAAAGTAAATCTTGTAAGGGACGTTCGGCTATAGACAACGGTTGAACTAACGCCTTAATTTCTTCAGTATTTGCTATTCCTTTACTAAGTTTTTCTTGCCGTTCTACATGCCATGTCGGAATAAACCCCTTCAGGTATTGCTCAAGTTCTACTCCAGTAGGAACTTTTTGATTTTCATCAATTGGTAAATCTACTGCAAATAAAGGGAACCCCTCTACATATATAGTAATTTGCCCTGTTAATTCATTAAACTCTACTATTTTATAATCCATTATATTTCCTTATGTAATTGCGCCATCTCGTTGCCCAAAAGCTGTCCCACCAGCCCACGTAATATTAGAATTTCCTGCTAGGCAAGCACCTGCAGTACCTGCAGCACCTACTGTTCCTACAGCTGACGTATTTACCACCCCTGTTACTACCCCAATTGCTCCAGCTACACCGTTTGAGCCATAGCTTCCACCAACACCTCCAGTACCACCAGTTATTGACTGTGACCCAGAATTATAGACTCCCCCCGCACCTCCAGTACCATTAGCCGATACGGTACCTGCAGTACCTGCAGTACCTGCCGCATTATTAGCAAACCCACTAGCAGTGCCTCCAGCGCCTAGGCTAGAGACTCCTATACCGCCGCCGCCGCCACCACCTCCTGCACCAGCAGTGTTCCCTCTTCCGAAGTTCATATAAACAGAGCCACCACCTCCGCCTCCGCCGCCTCCTCCAGCAATTCTTCCACTTGCATTATCTATGGTAACCGCTACAGAAACTAATAATCCTGGGCCAGCAGCGGTTCCGTTACCAGCTGGATTTACTGTAAAAGTGCCAACTGCATTACCACCAGCACCGGCATTACCGCCACGGCCTACAATTATCCCATTATTAAGTAGAGTAACCCCGCTTGGGAATGAACCGTTGATTGTAAGTGCGTATGTGCCTGTACTTGAGGCTTGGATTGTATTGCTTACAGGGATAGTAGCTTGTAAAGGCCTTGCCCCATCCCACCCAGCTGCTAATGCTTGTGTGCGGAGGTTTAGGTCGGTACCTGAAGTTAAGTTGAAACTAAATAGATTAGCCGTACCATAGAAATTTTGGATTGAAATAGTACCGCTTGAAGGCACTGCTCCATTTGTTCCTGTAGTTCCAGCAGGGACTAAGCCACCACCAGCGTAGTATTCGTTTATACCAATAGGGTTGGTTCCGCCAAACTCAGTTTGAACGTCTTGAAGTGTTAATGGACCTGATGCTGGAATTGCCATTATTTACCCTTTTTTAGTTCATCAATTTCTGCTTTTAGTTCAACGATTGCAGCAAAAGCAAGGGCTACTAGTTTTGGGTAATCAACAGCTAAAGAACCATCTTCCCGTTCTCTTGTTAATTCTGGGATAGCTTTTTGTACATCTTGCGCAATAACCCCAGCATCTGATTTTTGCATGAAGTAACTATCTTCACCGCCCATGTATTGAATATATTCATCCGTCCAGTCAAATGTCTTACCACCAATCATTTTAACTTTTTCAACGGCGTTAGGGATTGTTTGGATGTTAGTTTTAAACTTAATGTCTGACGCAGCAAAAGCTGTAATGTTACCTGATGCAAATATTGCGCCATCAGTTGTTGATGCTGTTACAGAACCTACAGAAAATGAACCACGAACAATGGTAGAGCCACCTACAGATGAGCCCATATTAATAGTTGTAGTGGAACCTGTAGTACCGCTGGTACCAATGTTTACTGTTTTAGCAAATGCGCCTGTTAAAGCTGCTGTAGCAATATTAGTTGTAGATGCCGCACCTGTACCCGTGTGACCAATTGTTAATGTCGTAGATGAAGCAAATGCTCCAAAAGTTGCACCGCCATCAATAGATGTAACAACTGTTGGTGTAGTTAATGCTGGAGATGTGCTAAATACCAAATTGGTAGAAGTAGTTCCTGTGGCGCCAGCAGCGGAATATCCTGTAATATTATTAAAAGCAGTAATCCCTGCAGCAGATGCGTTTGTGCCACCATTAGCTACGGGTAAAGTTCCGCTTACATGTGTAGTTAAACCAATTTTACCGTAACTAGGAGCTGCACCCACACCACCTGAGATTAACGCATTACCTGTTGCCACAGCAGCTAGTTTTGATAAAGCAGTAGTAGTTGAAGCATATAATATATCGCCAATAGCATAAGAACTTTGGCCTGTGCCACCTGAAGTAGCGACTAATGTAGCTGAAAGACCAGCGGCTGTACCTGATGTATTTTGGTTTAGTGTTGGGAAATCACCAGCAACAGCAATACTTAATACCCCAGTTGAGGTAGTGTTTTTAACTATCCCTGTTCCTAATGAACCTAAAAATTGTGCCCCAGATAAGCCAGTATCCGTAGTACCTTGTACTATGAATTTATTAGAAAAAGCCACGTTAGCAGAACCGTTTACACTATTTCCTGCCAAGTTACGACTTGTAGTCCAAGTTGCTGCAGAGCCTGTTGTGTTTTGATTTAGTGTTGGAATATCAGCTGCTACAATTGCGCGAAATGAAGCCGTACCTGCTGAGCCGTTAGGCGCTGCGTAAACTGTATTTGCTGTTTGAGAACCAGAAAGCCCTGCAGCTGTACCTGATGTATTTTGATTCCAAGTTGGTACTGTTCCTGCTAGGTTGGCATATGTATAACCTGTACAACTTGTAAGCGTTCCTGAACTTGGTGTGCCTAATACTGGCCCTACTAGGGTAGGGCTTGTTGCTAGTACATAGTTGCCTGTACCTGTTGTTGCTACTGATACTAAGTTTTTAGATGCATCAGTAGCTACTGCTTGAGATGCTGTAAGTCCAGCAATGTTCAAATTACCACTATTATCTAGTAGCATTTTTTGTGTATATATAAGTTTTTGTGTAACTGTACCGCCACCAACGATTGAGCCTGTAGCTGTTGCAGTTATTGTTTGTCCTAAAGTTGGAAGAACAGTTAGTGCACTAAAAAATGCTTGCCACTGAGCTAAGGTAGAACTACCTAATACTGATACTATGTATGTTCGTCCTGAAATAACTGCCGCACTTGCGCCTGCTGTACCTGTTGGCGCAGTTCTCCATTCGTGCTGACCATTTGCCTGTAAATATAAAGATGCTAGACCATTAGTTATATAAAAATCATTTCCTGAGTTATAATATGAGTTTGCGCTTACAGAAAAATTAGCAGAAGTGCCTCCTATTGCGCCAATTGTATTGACTTGCACTGCTTTTATTGTCCCATCCCAAGCGCTAGGTACTACACCAATGCCTACGTTGCCAGCAGAATCAATACGCATACGTTCTACAGAATTCGTGCCAAATGCTAACGCATAGTTATTGCCTGA